AGAGAGAGAGAAAAAAAAAAAAAAAAAAAAAACTCTGAATAAAACAAAATCAGCTGAAAGCGGCGAAGACTGAAAACGCGAAGCGAAGACTGAAAGTATGGCTCTGTCGCCGCGCGACACATATGGCTCTAACCCCCGGGCAACCGCCCAAAAGTCACCATGAGCGAAAGAGGTTTATCAGACGCCTACCAGCTTTACCAGCGGGCTTCGCCCCCACGAGGTCGCACCACGACGCACGAGACGGGAAAACCGAAGCTGATCGATCCCCGGCGCGGGGTTGTAACAATTCGTGATTGGCCTCGCCCCCGGATCGAGTCCATTGTCCCGGTGTCGCCGACGGCAATTCCGCCCCGGCCCAAATCATGGAGTCCACCATGTTCGCTTTGAAAACCGAGACCGTCCGCGTTGTGAAGGCCGAGACCGATTACACGGTCGATCCCGCCCAACTCCCCGATCACGTCCGCGACCACGTGTGGGCGTACGGCTTGCGCCAGATCCTCAACGACGCCGCGGCTTCCGCGAAGAACGCGGACGAGGCCAAAGGCATGGCCGACAAGCGGTTCGCCAACCTCCTCGCCGGCACGCTTCGGGCCAGTTCCGGCCGCGAGTCCGACCCGGTGAAGGTGGAAGCGCTTCGCCTCGCCACGGCCAAGGTCCACACCGCGCTTCGCGCCAAGGGCCACAAGATCGCGGACGTCAAGCCCGCGCAAATCCGCGAACTCGCCCTGGGTTTGATCGCCAAGGACGAGTCGTACATGACCACGGCTAAGGCCAACGTCGAGGCCGCGAAGGCCATTACGGTCGACGCCGACGACATCCTGGGCGATTTCGTCCCGACCCCGGCCGAAGCCGAAGCCGAAGCGGCCTGACCTTCCCCAACCTTCGCGAGCCCCCTTGGCCTAACCGCCTTGGGGGTTTTCGCTTGTCCCGCCCTGGCCCCCTTGTCACTTGACTCGGGGGTCTTTTCGTGCCTGGCCTTTAGCCCGACCTGCCCGACCGGGGGTGGGGGTACCCCGGCGAGACCCGGGGCGCCTGCGCGCGCGAACCCGTCTCAGCGCGTAGCTCACAGTTAAACAACCATACCATTCTCTCGCGCGAAGCGCTTTAGCCCCAGGGCTTGGCGTAGCCAAGGGGAGTGAAGGGTATGGCTCGTCGCCCCAACGCGCGCCTCAGTCTCCCCTTGCGGCTCGGCGTTTCATATGGTACGGTCGGGGCATGACGGTCGCGGAACTCGACATATCGCCCCGGACTCGGGGGAGGCCGGCGAAGCCGGTTTCGGGGGAGGTCCTTCGTGAAGTGACGGAGGCCGATCTCGCGCTACTGGCAAGTGGGCGCGGGGTGTCGGCCAAGCCGCTCGCGAAGCTCCGCGACCGTCATCACGCGCTGGCCCGGTGTCTGGCGCAGGGCATGAAGGACGGCGAGGCCGCGGCCGTGACGGGCTATGACCCGAGCCGGATCTCGATCCTCAAAAAGGACCCGGCCTTCGCCGAACTCGTGGAGCACTATCGCCTGGTCGAGGACTCGACGATGGCGGACTTCATGGACCGGGCGACGAGCCTCTCCCTCTCCGCGATGGCCGAGATCCAGGACCGGCTCGAGGACGACCCGGAGTCCCTGCCCACGACGACCCTGCTTGAGATCGCGAAGTTCGCCGCGGACCGGACGGGCCACGCCCCGGTGCAGAAGTCGGTGCAGATCAACGCCACTGTGGACATGGGAGCGCGCCTCGCGGCTGCGCGTCAGCGCGTACAAGACGCTCGGGCGGCGACGCCTGTGATCGAGGCGACGGCGAGCGTCGTGGAAGAGTCGGGGGACTCCAGTGTCGACCAGCGGGGGGTTCGAGGACCAGCTTCTAGCTGACCTCGCTTTCTACTCTGACAAACCCTACGACTTCGTCCTGTGGGCTTTCCCCTGGGGCGAGGACGGCACCGACTTGGCCGAGCGCAAAGGTCCCGAGCCCTGGCAGGCCAAGATCCTCCTCGACCTTCAGGCCGAGTTCGCAAAGGGCGAAGCTCAGGGCAACGCAGCGTTCGGCACGGCCCTGGCTGAGGCCTACCAGATCGCCGTACGCTCGGGCCACGACATTGGTAAGACCGCGTTCATCTCGTGGCTGATGTGGTGGGGACTCTCGACGAGGGAGGACACCCGGGGCCGGGCGACCGCCAACACTGAGCGCCAGCTCCGCCAGATCCTCTGGGCCGAGATCGCCAAGTGGCACCGGCTCTTCATCGCCCGCTCGATGTTCGAGGTTTCCGCGACGGCGATGTTCGCCAAGGACCCGGAGCGGCAGAAGAACTGGCGCATCGACGCGATCCCCTGGTCGGAGGAGAACCCGGAAGCCTTCGCCGGCCTGCACAACTACGGCAAGCGCATCATCATTATCTTCGACGAGGCCTCGGCCATCATCGACAAGATCTGGGAAACCACGGACGGCGTGGCCCACGAGGCGAACACCGAGATCATTTGGGTCTGCACCGGGAACCCCACGCGGAACTACGGCCGGTTCTACGAGTGCTTCAACCGCTTCGCGAGCGAGTGGCACACGTACAAGATCGACTCCCGCGACGTCTCGTTCGCGAACAAGGAGAAGATCAACCGGGCCATCGCCCTGTGGGGCATCGACAGCGACTACGTCCGGGTTCGCTACCTCGGCGAGTTCCCCTCGTCCTCGGCGACGCAGCTCATCGGCAAGGACCTGATCCGCGAGGCGCGGACGCGGAGCGTGGTCTCGTTCCCGTACGAAGCCCTGATCATGACCGTCGACGTCGCGCGCTTCGGCACGAACATGAGCGTGATCGGGTTCCGCCGAGGCCGAGACGCCCGGACCATTCCCGTTCAAAGGTTCCGGGGGCTGACGACGATCGAGCTAGGCCAGCGCGTTGCGGCCCTCATTTCGCAGTACGGCCCGGACGCTGTCTTCATCGACGAGGGTGGCGTCGGCGGGGGCGTCGTGGACTACGTGCGCCACCTCGGCCATAGCGTTATTGGGGTGAACTTCGGGGCCAAGCCCTCGTCCCGGCCGAACGGTATCCTCGTCGCGAACAAGCGCGCAGAGATGTACGTCGCGCTCCGCGAGTGGCTTCGCGAGGGCGGCGCGATCGAGGACTCGGACGAACTCGAGGACGAACTCGTCCAGATCGAGTACTACTTCAACCCCCGCCAGGAGATCGTCCTCGTCGCGAAAGAGGACATGGCCGCGGAGTCTCCGGACTGGGCCGACCAACTCGCGATGAGCTTCGCCTATCCCGTATCGGCCCGAGCCTGGCGTCGGCCCGGGGGCGCGGCGAAGGTCGAGTACGATCCCCTCTCCCATGCCGCGATGAGCGGCGAATATCAAGGATGGCACTGATGGCGATGCTCGCCGGACTTCCCGCCGTACTTTCAGCGATGGGCTCAACCGCGGCCGGAATTGGCTCCGGGATCGCCGGGGCCGCAGGCGCTGCCGCTGGATCGGGCCTCGGCTCGTCCGCGCTCACGAGCCTCGCCACGACCGGGCTGTCCGGCCTCGCGATGAAGCTCATGACGCCGAAGCCCCCCTCGATCCCGAAGGCGCCGCAGGCCCCCACGATGTCCGCGGCCCTCTCCTCCCGAGTCCGGCCGACGATGGGCTCGTTCGTCGGCTCGGCCGGCATTCCGGCGACGGCCGGGACCAAGAGCTTGCTCGGCCAATGATTGAAGCATCGAGCCTCCCCAAGCAGATCGTCGACACGCTCCGCAGCCACGTCTCGGGGCGGCTCGAAGGGATGCGGCAGGACCGCATGAGCTTTTGGGCCCACTGGTCCCAGCTCGCCGAGATGTTCCTGCCCCGCCGGTACAAGTGGTTCGTCACCGCGAACCAGCACAACCGGGGCACGGCCATCAACTCGAGCCTCGTCGACGAGACGGGTGTGCTCGCCGCGCGCACGCTTGCGTCGGGCATGATGTCCGGCCTGACCTCCCCTCTCCGTCCCTGGTTCAAGCTCCGCCTCCCGAGCGAGGACTCCGACGAGTACGGTCCGGTGCGGCAGTGGCTCGCCGAGGTCGAGAAGCGGATGGCCGAGGTCTTCTCGGGCTCGAACTTCTACCAGGGCCTGGCCGTGCTCTACCACGACCTCAGCGTCTTCGGCTCGGCTTCGATGCTGATCTACGAGGATCCCGAGCAGGTCATTCGCTGCTACAACCCCTGCCTCGGCGAGTTCTTCTTCGGCGCCTCGGCCCGGCTCGACATCGACTCGCACTACCGCGAGTTCACCCTCACGATCGGCCAGGCCGCGGACCAGTTCGGCTTGGCCAACCTATGCGAGAGCACGCGGCTCGCCTATCAACAGGGCGGCGCGGCTCGCCAGCGCGAGATCATCATCTGCCACGCGATCGAGCCGAACACGATGCTGTGGGAGATGGGCGAGAAGCCCGTCGGCTACGCCGTGCCGAAGAAGTTCCGCTACCGCGAGGTCTATTGGGAGCAGGGCAAGGAGAACCATCTCCTCCGCGTCGCCGGGTTTAACGACAAGCCCTTTGTCGGCGCTCGGTGGGACACGGTCTCGAACGACGCCTACGGCCGCAGCCCTGGCATGGACGCAATGCCGGCGGTTCGCCAGCTTCAGATCGAGCAGCGCCGGAAGGCCGAGGCCATCGACAAGATGGTCCGTCCGCCGCTGAACGCCTCGGTCTCGATGAAGAACGAGCCGACCTCGATCCTGCCCGGCGCGATCAACTACGTCGCCGACGTCGCCGGCTCGGGGCTGAAGCCCGTCTACCAGGTCGACCCCCGCCTCGCCGAGATGCTCGAGGACATTCAAGAGGTCCAAGCTCGGGTGAAGGCGATCTTCTTCGTCGACCTGTTCATGATGATCTCTCAGCTTGAGACGGTCCGCACGGCGACTGAGATCGACGCCCGGCGCGAGGAGAAGCTGATCCAGCTCGGCCCGGTGATAGAGCGGTTCGAGAACGAGGTCCTCGACCCTATCGTCACCCGAGTCTTCAACATCATGATGCGTCGCGGGCTATTGCCGCCGCCGCCCGAGGAAGCCCAGGGCTCGATCTCGATCCAATACGTCTCGATGCTCGCCGAGGCCCAGCGCGCCACGAGCACGACCGGGATCGAGCGGCTGTTCGCGTTCGCGGGGAACCTCACCGCCGTCGACGAGACCATCATGGACAACCTCGACGGGGACGAGGCGATCGAGGAAATGGCCTCGGCCCTTGGCGTCAGCCCACACATCGTCCGCTCGGCGAAAGCCGTGGCCCAACTTCGGCTCGAGCGGGCCAAGCAAGCCCAGGCCCAGCAGGCCCAGGAACAGAGCCTGGCCGCGGTGCAGGGCGCGAACGTGCTTTCGAAAACTGACGTCGGCGGGGGCCAGAACGCCCTCAGCATGATGATGGGAGGCCAACAGTGAACGCCGCGGACCAAGCCTCAGTCGATCGCCGGCGTACCCGAGCCCGTAAGGACAAGGCCATTCGCGAGACGGTGATCCGCTCGCTGATGTCCAACCCGGACGGCCGGAGGTATATCCACCTGGAGCTGTCGAAGCTCCACATCTGGGAGTCGACCATCGTGTTCGCTCCCGGCGGGAGTCAACTGACCGCGTTCAAGGAGGGCAAGCGCGCCGTTGGGCTTGAGCTGCTCGCCGACGTGACGCGGCTCGCCCCGAATGAGTTCGTGAAGATGATGGTGGAAAACTCCGCCATCGAGACCAAAGAGGAAGAAAATGTCGACGACTCCGCTGACTCCGCCGGCGAGTGAGGCCCCGGCCGCTCCGGCCGCCCCCGCGGGCATCCAGCCCCCGGCTCCCGGTTCGCCGCTGGGCGTGGTCCCTCCGGCCCCCGTCGAGGGCGAAGCCGTCGCACCGACCGAGACCGAGACCGAGGGGAAGCCGCCCGAAGGCGAAGCCCCGGCTCCGGTGGAGTACAAATTCGACCTGCCTGAGGGCATCGAGATCCCCGAAGAAGCGCTCACCTCCTTCAAGGGCTTGGCTGCGGAAGCGAAGCTCACCCCGGAGAGTGCGGCGAAGTTCATGGAGATGCACACCGGCGCCCTCAAGCAAACCGTCGAGACGATCGCGAACGCCCAGGAAAAGGCCTGGAACGACACGATCGAGGGCTGGAAGAACGAGTTCGAGGCCGACCCGGTCTTCGGTGGGGACAAGAAAGCCGAGACCCTCACCGCGATTGGCAAGGCCCTGGACGAGTACGGCTCGCCCGAAGCCCGCCAGGCTTTTGACGTAACCGGAGCGGGGTGGAACCCGCACATCGTCCGGTTCGTCGCGAAGATGGCGAAGGCTCTGTCGGAAGGCTCTCCGCTCCCTGCGGGTGCGCCGACGCCGCAACAAGGAAAAACCCTCGGGGCCAAGTTCTACAACACTGGCTCCTAATCGAGAGAAAGGCTTCAGCCTATGGCTACCATCACCCCCGGAGCAATGACCTATGGCGAGTGGGCCATGCGTCACGACTCCACCGGCAAGGTCGCGCCGTTCGTCAACCTTCTGTCCCAGAAGAACGGCATCATCGAAGACATGCTGGCCGTCGAGT